TACAGAGAATATTATTTGCTCTCATGAAATTTGTGATTGTAAAATAGAGTTTGATTAAAATGAATGATCTCTATAAATCAATTTGTATAATGTATAAACAAAAATATAGAAATAAATCAGTTTGTGATGGAACATTATGTGAGACTTGTTGGAGAATATATGAAAATAATTTTGAGGGATCTCCTTGATTATTATTATTGATACTCGGGAACAATTGCCTTTAAGCTTCACTGGTCACGAGACAATCAGCCGTAAACTAGATGAAGGAGATTATAATTGTATAGAATTAGAAGATAAAATAGTAATTGAGCGAAAATCTATTCCTGATTTTTATAATAGTATAACTAATGACCATCCAAGATTTAAGAGAGAAATATTGAGAGCAAGAGATAAAAAGAAGCCAATGTTTATTTATATCGAGGGAACAATAAAAGATTTATATAATTATACTGTAACAAGAAAATATAATCCTTTAACTATTGAAAAAATTGTTAATACAATGGTTAAAAGATATAGTTTGACAATCATCGAATGTATATCGAGAGATGAGATGAGTAAAAAAATATTGGAGTTGATGGAAAAATGGATACAACAAGAGCAACAGAAGGAAAATATGTAAATGCCGACATGGTAAAAAATAGTACAACAAAAAAGTTAGTAATAATAGATGAAGGAGAATTTGTTGAGGGAGATTATGGAGAAAAATTTCAATTAACAGTAGAAATAGATGGCAAACAAAAAATCTGGTCTCCAAATAAGGATAGTATTGTAAACATCCAAGATGTAATGGGAAAAGATTCAAAGTTTTGGATTGGAACAATAATAAAACTTCGAACAACAAAGATAAAAGGTAAAGATAGCATCATCGGAGAAGTAATATTAACACAATGAAACCAATATTAAGACAAATAAGATTCCCAATTACAGCGGGTAAAGAATGGATTGAGCCTGATAAACAAAAAGTCATCTACATAGATGGAATGGTTATTAGCATACTTAATGTTAGTCAGGAGAAGAAAGCAATATCATTCGATAAGCGACTAAAAAGTTGGGATTACTAAAATAATTTATTTGATATTTTTTTATTTGTTGGGGGGAAATGTCGGGGAATAACGCCAATTATTCCTCGACTAATTTATAATTCTAATTTATCATCTTTAACTTCTTTTATTGCTAATATTTCTGCTTCTACTTCAGGACTTAAAGTTTTCTTAATATAAAATATTTGGTACTCGTTAGCTTTTCCTGTTGGTCGTAATTCTTGTTCATAATAATCAGTCATTTTATTTCACCTTATGCACTTGTTATAGTTTCCCAAGCAGCACCAGTATAAACACACATTTTGTGTAAATCAGTATCATAAACTTGCAATCCTTCTGTTGGTGATGTAATAGCATTTTTTTGTGCTGTAGTCATTTTAGGGGGTAAAAACCCTCTACTCGTTGAAACTAAAGTTAATATTGCTTTCGTATCACTAGATGATGAGCCAATTGCAAATTGTCCGAAACTATTAAATGAGCCAACACTAGTTCCATTAGATTTAAATACTACATTATGGTCTGTGCTAGTTCCTAAATATGCTACTGTTCCACTAGCAAAACCTATTCTCATGTTTACAGTTCCATTATTAACATTAATTTCTTTACTAGTAGTATTTCCGTTATCGGTTACTGTTTGTAATGTTAATTTATTCATAGCATCCTTATTGCCTTTAATTCCTGAAAGGTTTGGAATTATAACATCATCACCAATAGGCACAACATTCATTGTTGTTTCTTTTCCGAATTGTTTTAAAATTTTATCAGTCTTATCCATTATAATCCCTCTTTCTCTCGCTGTGGAATTAAACTTCCTTCTTCAGCTATAAGATTTTCTTCATGTCCTGTTTGGCTAGTAGTTCTAGCTACCAATCCGCTTGTGAATGGATAGCTAGTTCTAATTTCCTTAGTGCCACTTGTTCCTGCCATGTTTATGCTTGTTGTATTACTATAGCGTAACCTACACCATTAGATACTGTTATACTAACATTATCTGCAGTAACTGGAATTCCAGCTCCAAAAGTTAATCTACATGCAAACTCGTTAGCATCACAATAAATAATTGCTCCAACAATAGTTCCAGTATACGTTCCTGCACCAGTTGCCTTATCCAATAAGTCTCCATCAAACTCGTAGTCTGCTAGAGCTCCAGTTGGATGATAACCACTCATGTCTTGAATTACTTGTTCAGCTGTTAAAGCATTAGCACTAGTTGTGCCACTCCATACATCAACATCTGTAATGTAACCCATGAATTCTTCTGTATAAGCATTGTTGCTATATAATGCTCCTATACAAGCGTTATCAATTCCATCTAAATCATCAAACCATTGTCCAATCTCTGTTGTTGTTGCATACGTTAAAGCTTGAGATACACCATTAACATAAATCTTTGGTGCAACTCCATCCTGAACTATTGCTACATGATACCAACGCCATGGATAAATAACTTTATTAGTTGTAGATACATCAACTCTAGTTGTGCCATCAACAATCATAAACTGCAATTTTCCAGCTGTAGTAATACTAAACTTCATATATTCTGTTGCAACATTATTATCTCCAGCAGAAAAAATGCACATCGCAGCAGTATAATTATTTGGTATCATAACCCACGCTGTAATAGTTCCAGTTGTATGATTTCCTGCACAAATAGCTGCACCTAAAGCATTAACAGTTACTCCATCATCAACGTTTCCTCCTAAAAATCTTAGTGCACGTTTTGTTTGAAATACGTCACCAGCTATCGTGTATATATCACTTGTTGCCATTCTTCACCTTTACGCTTTTGTGGTTACGCTTCCCTTAATGACTCCCTTTTGTATCAATTCTTTAATGAGTGTTCCTAAGACATCGCCTAGGTCTGCATCATCAGAATCACAATCTAAGGTGTAGTCATCTGTTTGGTCTGTTACTGTAAAAGAGGATGCTGGTTGTGGCATATCTCTCTTACCAGTAAATGAATAAGTAGTAGGCATTTTTCACCTCTCCTTAAGTTGCTGTATTAGTTAATACATATACAGATTTAGGATCAGTACAAATTGCTTCACCTTCTTCCCATACTCTTATCTTCTTACCTATTCCTGGGTCATCCATTGTAACTGCTGTTATAGGTACGAATGATTTCCATGTACATGATTGTTGTGGTATAAATAAAACTGCTTGGTCTGTAGTAGCATTTTCAGAAACTACAACTTTACAACCTAACAAGTCCATAACAACTCCTGTACTCATCTTATCAGATGCGAATGATGGTATACTTGAGCCTTTAACATTTATTAGCCAAGTTAATAAGTTCTTATGTTCAACAGAGTTTAATGCTAATACTGCACCTTCTGGGTCATATCCATAAGCTCTTAATGCTTGTTTCATTGTTAATATATCTTTTATTGGGTCTGCTGTTGCTGCTACATCCCAACAAGCTGTTGCTCCACCAGTCTGTACATTTGCTGTGGTTGTAATAATTGTATAGATTCTTGCATCTACTTGTCTCTCAACTGCTCTAGTTAAATCTCTAACATTTGTTGCTAGTATGTCTATATCACAATCATTTATATCTTCTTGTGATATTGTTGGACTCTCAACAAAATATTTTCTTACATAAGAAGTGTTTCTAGTCCATGATTGTTCTACAACAACTGGTCTACTTCTAAATGATATATTAGCAATTTGTGATGCAGTAATTGCAGTTGTGTCTGTACTATCTAAGAATCCTGCTGTCTTACTATACCATCTTATTTCTCTAGCATTAGTATTTGTTTGAGTACAAAACTTTTTAAATATATTTTGTTCTTCTGCAAAACCTTTTGCTAACTTATCAATATCAATTCCTCTTATATCTGCTTGTCCTGAATTGTCTGCCATTTTTAAGCACCTCCTGCACCGACTAATACAAGTACGGTTTCTCCAACTGTTCCAGTTTCAAGTGCCCGACCAATTATTCTTCCAGCATCATTATCTGCTGCTGCACCGTCAACTATAGTATTTGCTGCACTTGCTGCAACTGGTAAGCCAACAGTACATCCTGCTGCTCCAACTAACATTTTAAATACTCCTCGTAAATATACTCCAACCTTAGTTTTTCCATCTGATGTAATTTTTTCTTCTGCAGTTATTCCTATTACTACATCATTATCAGCTGTTGCTGCTGCAACTGTCATTGGGTCTGTTAATTTTACTAGAGTACCTTTCTCTATTCCACTACCATCTGCACATGTAAATGGTATTGGTAATTCTAATTCATATATTAGTGTTGCTTCATTTGCCATTTTATTTTACCTCACTTATTTTTTCTTCAGCTAACTTTATTATAGCTTCATTGATTATTATTTCATGTTTTAATGTTTCTATACTTTTTAAACTTTTACTTTTAAGTTCTGTCCAGAATGCTATTTCTGGATTTTCTGCAACTTTTAGTCCTAGTTCTTTATCTTCAATCATATGCCACCTCGTAACATTCTCTTAGCATATTCTGTTGGTGTTTCTTCTTTCTTTTCTACCATTGGCTCTCCAGCTGAAGATTTACCGCCTAAGATTTGTCTTGTTGCTATTGACTCCATTTTCTTTATTACTTCTTCAAAATCTTTATTTGCTTTTTCTAATCTATCAGCAGCCATTTGTGCTTGTGCTATTCTATCGACTGCTTGATTTACTTCTTTGTCTACTTCTACCATCTTAAAACCCCCGTCTTATTGTTTATGATTGGGCTAGGGAGCATTACACCAATACACCAAGCAATAATACCAATTATAACATAACCGATATTACTTGTATCGTGGTCGCATAATACTAGAGTGATATAAATAGCTGCTAGTGCAACTATTCCAGTGATTACAATTTTAAAATCTATTTCAACCATTTTATCTCACCATAGGTTTAAGTCTTGCATTATATAAATTCTCATTAATTTCAGTATCATCATTTAATTTTTGTGAACTAAAATATGTTTCTAATGCTGACATATCATTTTTAATTTTTATAAATTCTTCTGGAGAAGTTTTAGATATAAGTTTATAATTATTATATGCTCTACGCTTTTTTGCTAAAGCACTTTCATATAATAATTTAGCTTCACTGCTATATCTGAAATCCATTGATAAATCTTTTGCTGATTCTATCTCAGCATTAGCATCAATAAGTTCTTGTTTTATAGCATCGATATTATCTAAATTACTATAATCATTAATATATCTTCTAAATTCTTCGTTTTGTTTTCCAGCACTTAATATTAATTTTTTTATACTTCCAACATTAGTTCCAGCTACTTCATTAGGTAAAGCTCCAGTGATTTTATTTAAAACGTTTAATACTGGAATCTTATTCATTCTAGCCTGGTCTTGAGAATTTTTAATAATATTTGCTGCTGTTGGGTCTGACCAAGTTTTTGTTATAGGGTCATAACTAGGATATTGTGTTGTATCTTGTGTTATATCTATTGTTTGTTCTGGAACATTTAAAGCATCTTTAGTTAAATTTATTTGTTCCTGTTCTGCTTGTAGTCTTGCTTGTTCTTCTGCTTGTTGTTGTAACATATTAGTATTAAAATCTTTACTTTGATTCATTATTTCTTTTCTACTAACATTAGAATTATTTATTCCAACGCCTACATCTTCCACTTTGCCTGTTTTATTATTATATCGTTGTGGCTTATATTGACTAGGTTTAGGAATAATACTTTCCTTAGGAGTTTGAGTAACTTGTTCAGGAGTTGATGGCTTAGGCTGTTCTGGAATATTAATAAAATCTTTCTTCTTTAAATATTCTTTATAACTAGCCATTATGCACCTCTCCCAGCAGTAACATCAGATTGTTGAATCTCAAGCCCTTGATTACCATCTTTCTTCTCATCATTTTGTAAATTCTCGAGGAGAGTTACGGGTGAATTGAGTTTTATACGTAAGAAGAGTTGATTCCATACTTGCTCCTCGAGAAATTTTTGGTCGTGAGAAAATACTTGCTCGTGAGCTAAGTATTCTATTTTTCCGCCGCTTTCAGTAGTTCCAGAACTACCAAAAACAATTAACGGAAGGCCTAGAGTTCTATAAAACTTGTTTCTTATATCTTCTCTCCAAGCCATTACAATATTATTAACATTAACTTGTATGATTTCGTATGATAAAGTATTCTTATCATCGGGAATATAAATATTTTCTCCTTTCTGAGTTGCTTCATCCATTTTAGTAACGAAAGCAGCTATTTTACTAGGGTCATCAGTTCCTAACTTAAATATTACCATTGGCTTAGCAAAACGATGAATTATCTTCTTCATATCAGAAAAATTTTCATACTCAGCGAGAATAGTTTGTTCCATTGAAGTAATATCGCTGATGCCGTGTATTTGGTCAGCTAGTCTATTATGTGATAAATGGAATATTTCTTCTGGCTTAAATTCAATCTTTTTTTTAGAAACTTTATTTACTTGTTCGTATCTGATAATTATTCCTTTCTCATCTGTTACTATAACCATGCTTCCAGGATCTAATACTTTAAGATTTAGTAGTGTGCCAGTGTTCTTGTCTTTAATTATTTCTGCATAAGAATCTCCAGCTAGTCTACTGATTAAATCCATATTAAAAAGAATATCTAAGAATGTATCTTTACCCCAACCAGTAACGTGGTCTAAAACAATAGTTGTTTCTGGGTCGGCCTTATATCCTTTACCAACATCCCAAGTAGCTTTCATTAAGAGAGCAGATTTAAGCTCTGGAATACTATTGAAATATCCCCAATATTGCGACCACTTAGTATTCTGCCAAGTAGATTCTTCACAACCATTAGAACCATCAGTATTCAAGGAATTAACAGTTACATCAGTGACATAAGTTGTCATATTACTACTTGTTGTGTTTGATAATCCGTATGCCATTATAAATTCAACCTCGTTGGAACTTGGAAAGTTAATCTACTAGGAACTGCTCCACTAGTATCAAAGCCAGTTGTTCTACTCATTGGGTCGTGTGCTAAGTGTCCATAATGTGTTCCAGCACTAGTATTTCCCCAACACTCTAAAGTTAATCGTAAAACTTCTCCTATTTTAAAGTGTGTTAATGGAATATTTAAGTCAATAGCTAACATTTTATAAGTAAATACGCCAGTAGCAGTTACAGATAAATTAGAGCTTTGATTATTTGCAATTTCTGTTTCAGTAACACCATCCCACTTTCTAACCTTAGCTAAAACATACATTTGAGTAGTTGCTCCACCGCCAGAATCTTCTAAATCAATCGGAACATTTAAAACAACTTTTCCAGCAATATTAAGAGGACGATTTAGTGTAACATCATAATCTACATCTAAAACTTTAGCCACAGCACCAGTATTTAAGGTTATTCTAGTTGCAACAGTCTCAGCATAAAATGTTGAGTTAGATAACATATTTAAATCAACAGTGTCACCAGCATAAAAATTAATAATACCAGTTCCAGAAGCAATATCAATATAATTATAAGTAGGTAAAACATTACTTATCGCCTGAAAATTCTTTGGTTTACCAGCCAAATTATGTCCCCCCACGATAAACGAAGTCTTTAACACCTTCTTCTTTTAAGATACGAATATTATTCTGATGTAATTGATAAAGAACATCAATTCTAGAAACAGCCTCTTGAATATTAGTAAATCCACTCATGTCAGCATTAATTATCTTTATTGCTCCAAGACATGCAGCAGTATCAACAAGTAATCTTTCAATATGTGGATAAGTTGCAGCATTAGTTGTATACCATGCACTCCAATCAATTTTACATTCAGCATTAATAACAGATTCAGCTTGTAAACCAAACTCTAAAAGGTAAGCTGCGCCAGTATAAGTAGGATTAACATTAGCACCAGCCAGATAAGTCATTGGAGTGCTTAAAGCATAAGTAACAGCCATTTATCTCACCAACATATTAGTTAAAGTTTCAATTAATTCTCCAATAGCATAAGCATCATTGGATAATACAACTTTATCTTTTTCTTTAGTATCTTTATCAATTAGAACAGCGATTGATAACTTCTCATTTGTAGTATATTTATCTTTGAAACTCATAGTTATCTAACCCACAAATTTAGTCTAGTCGAATGATTAGACCATGCAGCTCGTATCAAGCCTTCTGTAATGTGACTGTAACGACCATATATTTTAATGTTCGCTTTTGAAACATCATGCTCAATCATAATAGACTTAAGACTAGTAAAAATATCAGGGTCTCGCAATAAGAACAATTCCTGTTTCTCAAGCATAGCCAAAAAATTTAAGTACAAATCTTCTTTAAGTAACTTTCTTTTTCTCGACTCATCTCTATCCAAACTGCGAGAAGCATTATTAATAGCAATAACCTTAGATTTAGTTTGGGAATCAGATAATAATTGATCAAATACGGCAACACCAAGACCACCATCATCAATATAAATATTTTTAAAATTGTAGATTCTATCAAGTTCAATCACCTTAGAAATAGTTTCAGTAGTTAAAGTGTAACGAGTAACAAAATTTTCACGCTGATAATACTTCTTATCTTTTCTTTCTAGGATTTCGAAAGTAGTTTCATCGCCACCCATACGAGCAACATCAACACCCAAAAAGAAACAACCATTATTAAAGTAATTTTGCTTTTCATCAATAGAAGAAAATGTTGGTCTATCTAAAACTTGTGAATTTTGAATCAACTTATCAGGAAACAATTGACCCAACTCTTCCTGAAATTGAGCGAGATATTGTTGAGCATACTGCATCGGAGACATACGCTGCTTCTCACGTTCAAGATAAGACAACATAATAGAACGTTGTGGCTCAGGTCTAGAATTAGCAACCTCCTCAGAATTCACATGAAAAGTTTTAAAACCATAGGCGGAATTTGTATAAGCTTCGTAGAAGTAGCCTTCTTGAGCATTTGGGGTAGACAACAACCACAAAGACCCCCCAGTAGTTAACAACATAGGAGTTATTGATTGCCAAATAGTCTCAGGAAGATACGCGCATTCATCAGGAACAACAACATCACAAGTCAAACCCAAAGCCCCCAAACCATATTGACCAACAGCCTTAGTAATAGCTATACTACCATTAAGCAACTCAACCCTATGCTTAGTAGGTCTCTTGCTACCCTTACAAATAGACTTAGGATTAATATCATGCAACTGCAAAACAATCATAGCCAACATATTCTCAGCCTGTTGCTCAGTAACACTAATAATAAGAACTTTCTTTTTAGGATACTTAGAAATATACTCAGCAGTCTTTCTACTGATTACAGTAGTTTTACCAACCTGACGACCACAATTAACAACAATATTACCCTCAGCTTCTAAAACATCCTGCTGCCACTTATCCCAAACAGTCATAAATATTTCCCCACAATTTTTTACAACATTCACCCCCCCTTTATCCCCCCCTACTCTTAACTGTCGCTGAGTGAATAATATAGTGTTTGGTATACTGGTATACATAGTGACATACTGGTATACGTTTATCCACACTAAGTGTAAACTAAGGGTGTCTGGTGTTGGGGTGTAAACTAATATACTAGTATACATATATCCACACTAGTATACGCTTTAGTGGGTCTATTGCATATGGAACTCTATGGGAAAAGTAGCTAATAGCCACAATTCCACACTAGCATACAAAGTGACATACTAGTATACGTTTTCCCTTAGATTTGGGTTTTGATCCTTATTCCAGGGCTAATTATCTGGTTTATTTTGAGTGAGTGCAAAAGTGCTATGCACTTTCTATGATTGAACGAATATATAAACCTGATTATTTGCACTGGACACACTGGACAAACACCCAAATCTGACAAAAACGAAAAAGTAAACTCTATATCACTATACATACATACATTACATACATATATATAATATATAAGCACACTCTAAGAACAAAAAAGGGTTAAAAAATAGTATGTATGTAGTTATCTTTCACAACATTTAAATACTAATCTATGTATCTTATATTAATATTGTTTATGTATTGACGGAGAATTATAAATGAGTAAAACAAATGGATGGGAAAAAATAGAAAAAGAAAGTAGTGATCACTATTTTTATAGAAATGGAAATAATAATTGGGGAGATATAATAATGAAAAGAAAGGATCAAGGAATTGAAGTAAAAAGTAAGATCTGCAAAAATGGATCAATAATTGAAACAGGAATTGGATTTAAATCTATGGCTCAAGCTGATCTATGGATTGAATTTACTAAGGAGGAAATATGAAAAAGAATATAACAATAAGCGTGGATTTTGATGCTTGGACAAGAGCATCAGCTAAAGTTGATAATTTAAGCAGATACCTTAATGAATGTCTTATTGGTCTTGGTGGTAAAACTCTTGATGAGCGAACTAGAGAACAATTAGAATCTGAAATTAAGATGTATCAAGAACAGATCAGGGAACTTACTACAAAGGAAACAATAGCCCAACAATCAATAGTTGCATTAAAGGAAGCAGAACTATTAAGAACTAAGGAAAATATTGAATTAGAGCAGTTTAATCGCTGGATATGTGGTGCTTGTAAACATCAGAACTTTATGGACCAAATTAGATGTAATGGTTGTAACTTGCCAACTAGGAATGATAAGAAAACTGTTGTTATAAATATTAAGGGTGACTAAGATGTTGATGTGTTTGATGCAAATACCTTTAGATGAAGTTGAAGTAACACCTAGAAAGAAGCCTAAGACTCCACTAGTTAATGAGTCTACTTATTGGATTAATAAAGCAGTTGAATTAAAGGATTTGAAATGTCCAACTTGTCAAGATAGTGCTTGTCTTTTTAAAGGAGTTGTATATATTGGATGCCGAAGTTGTATGAACTATTTTCCTGAAGATGATATTATAAATGCTAATGGAGGATTGATTTAAATGGATTGTGCAAAATGTTATAAGGAATGTGAGACTGTGTATGAGTTGGCTAGTGGTGACTATGTTTGTCAATCATGTTATGAAACTATAAGAACTATTGTTGATGAACAAGATTATTTAGATGATGCTTATGATAGGTGGAAAGATGAGCAAATCGAAAAAAAAGAAAACAATTAAGGTTGATGTTTGTGATTGGTCTATGAAAAAGTTTAATCGAGTAATGAAAAATTTGTTAAGTAATCGGAAAGGTGATTAATATGAGTTTTAGTGAACAATTTCCAAGTTTAGAAAATAGGGATTTATCAACGATTATTCCTAATAAAGTTTTTTCTTTAGCTGTTGTTCAAGAATTTTGTTTGGATAAGCAGAAAGTTAGAGACACAATAGAAAAATTAAGAGAAGAAGTATGTTTATGTGATGAAGAAGTAAATTTTAAATGCCTATATTGTGATAAAATAAATAACTTATA